GACGAACGTTATAATCCCCACCGTGACCCGGATGCATCATGTCAATGTAGTATGGACCTTCGATAGCGTAGAAGGTTGGAGTACTATTAGACGTGATGTAGTTTGCGGGATTAAAGTCGTTCGTACCGTACAAACGTCCCGCAGGAGAGTAGAGATGTCCGTGTGGGAATTGATAACTAGAGCCATTCCACTGTAGATAATGGCCTTGTGGTGATAGATATACTACACCACCTCTCACTGCGACATTACCACTGCATTCTAGCGTTGGAGTATAAAGAGTGGAGTCAACAGTCAACGTCCCAAAGATACGCGATCCACCACTATAGAACTGCGCATAATGAGAGGCACCGTTAGCCTGTTGTAGAAGGATCGAACCGCCACCATACCCTCTAATACCGATATTAGCACCATCACCAAAGAAGCCTGCCGCAACGCTATTTCCAAAAGCGAGAGAACCAGACGTTCTCAGTACACCACCAAGAGCCACATCTCGTACAAATGATGCATCTCCATTCGCACCATTAAGTGTGAGCATATTACTCGCGCCAGTAGAATAGATACGGAAGTTATCTGTATTGACTTCTGTACCTAGAAAGAACCTATCGCCTATAGCTGATGTATTAAACCAGCTACCAGCACCGGGACCGTTGACTGTCCAATGACTGTTTCCTACAAGATTAAGCGGACCTGACATCGTGTCGCCAGTACGATCCACCTTTGTAGCGTCTTGTGTATCGACATAAGACTTATCAGGTTTAGCAGCGATTACTGTATTAATTCCATCAATTAGACCATCAACATAACCCTTATGTGTCGCATGTACAGCAGCAGTTGGATTAGCAGCCGGTAGTGATAACGTTCCTGTCATCACCGCAGCAGCACCACCAGCTTTAGCAACCTTCTCAGTATCTAATTCGTAGAGTGCTGCTTGAACGTTGGTCGCTTGTATCCCACCAGACGGGGTTACAGGGAGCACGTCAGAACTGGTAGCGGCGACGATCTGCCATGTCGCGTCACTACCCCTACGTCCGTATATCGAGCCGCTTGTAGGAGCTTCAGGGATGATCCCTTGCGGTCCCTGTGGCCCCGTAGGACCAGCCGGACCTACGTCACCTTCTGGACCCTGAATACCAATTGGCCCAATCTCACCTTGCGGACCACGAATACCACTAACCGCAATCCACCAATCTTCATGTGTACCGCTACCAGCAGCAACTTCCACTTCGACTGTTAAAACTGATCCCGTATAACTACTAACTGCTCCCCACATGTAATCGACTGTAGGATTAAGACTGCTTGCTATAGTAACCTTCGCACCTGGAGCAAAGACGCGACCAGATTGTGTACCGAATATCTTTGTCCCTGTACCAATAGCGACAGACGAGTCAGATGTGCCCATGAGTGATTGAATGAAGTCAACACCCATCCAATATGTAGGATGTGCATTACGATCTTCGTTAAATGTAGTGGGAGGGGAGGCAGATGTGTGATCGATGAAACATTCATACGCCTCTGCTGCGTCGATATCTACAACGCGATCACCCACTTCGTAGTAGATGCTATTCTTCCACACTCCTTTAAGACTCGTAGACCCCGACATTAGATACATAATGCCGTCGATGGTCTTCAGATTGCGCTCATAGTACGTATGCCACGCTGGAAAGTCGAACGTGGGTACTTCAAGATCGAAGTACGTTGTATATTCCTTAACTGGTCCGATGCTCATCGATCTCTTCCCACTATTTTATATCCGAAGATGAAGGCAGAGAAACGGAGAGGTTCGACTGTCGATCCGTAGATGCGAAATTTGAACAACTTGCCTCTAGCTTCGAATGGTAGAGGACGTTGACGAATAGCCATTCTACCAGTGCCGTAATTCTGTTTAGCAACACCGAAACCACCTTCATCACCACCAACCATTTGCATCGATAACAGCGGTGTCCTCGCTCCTGTAATCTTATGTCTATAGAAGTAGTCAATATACATCTCGACAGTGAAACGGTCAGTACCTTTAGCGTCTACGTTGATGAATTTAAGTAGCTTCGTCATATCCCTCTTATCAAAGTCAGCCCACGGAAATTCGATATCGAAATTGATTGGTATTCCGTTGTATATAATCCAATTATCAGGGAACGTCTCACGATCTACTTCAAATGGATCATCAACCGAAGACGTGTGCTCGATTTGACAAGTAAACACTTCATTAGTCAGTGCGTCACGAACCTTTTCACCTACTTTATACAGAGTGTTATTAGCGAATATGTGGTCGTAGAGTCCCTTAAAGTCGGCGAAAATAGGATCATAACGACTACCCATTCTCCAGATATGGCTTTTATCTGCAAGGAATACTCGACCGTATAGTGATGTAGTTCCAGCACGGAAATCCCACCCTCTATAGCGCGACCATGCCTTAATCTTCAGTCCTTTATTATACGTGAGTGCATAAGCAATCGTCTCTGTTCTCTTACGTGTAATGTCCATAGACGTACCGCCGAAGTTAAGCGGTTCGAGGACAACATTCTTAAGACGGAAGGAGATTAGGTTCTCATTTAACACAGCTTCGACTGTGCATTCATCAGGAACGTCAGTCAGTGGTACGTCCGCTCCTGATAGGGAGAACTTCTCACCCTCGACCATACCATGATTAGGCGTGTTTAATACTGCGCGATTAGTACCGACATCCACGAAGAGATAGTAGAGGGGATCGTTCGGCAGACGCACCTTTACATCATCATGATTAGGGACAAATAAGATGTAGCGATTATCATGTGTACTGTAGACCGAGAAGATATCGCGCTCCAATGTCTTCGCTGTTAGACGAGAGATGTTCATCTGCAACATAGGAGCAATGAACTCACTCATCCGACTTGGGATAATGGAGTTATCAAACTGTGACTTAGCGAAACTAGGGACACCGATCGGATCAGCCATTACTAAGTCAAAACCGAGAAACACCATAGACTTATGTGCAATAGCTCCATGTCGCGCTACACTATCAGTAACCTCTGGCCTATGCGTTCCTCCGTCAAAGATACCAAGCTCGACCATCGCTACAGTATCGTCGAACGCTACTGCAAGGAAGTTCCTGAACTTGTTTAATCCACGGATAAACAACGAGGAGCTATTTGTATTGTTGAGTTCTATACCGACACCATCATTAGGAGCAGGACCACCTTCCCATGTCCCTGAGGAATTAGTATTGCTGATGTGTACCTTATAAGGATATAAAGGATCTCCCGCCATTATCAGCCACTTATCAATGGCGCACACATAACGACAAACAGGTACATTCGCTGTACTAAAGGAGTCGCCGGGATCAGCTAGATACGTGCATTGTGGAGTTTTAGAAAAGTCAATTAATAGAGGCTTATCGATACCGTTAACAATGATCAACTGACCCTTGAAGATAGCCGATGATGCGTAGTCAATATTAGACCACCCAGGACCGGGAGTTTCTACGTCAGGGAGAGCGAACGCTTTAGCATGATCCCATATACGTGTAACCTGCATAGCTGCATTGACCTTCACCACCTCTCCTAATGTGTCAATGGCTACAAGGTGATCACTAAAGTATGCAAGTTCGACAATATCACCCGCTAGATAATGTGTATCCTTCGTGATTGTCTTCGCTGCATTATCACTACTAGTAACAGTAGCCTTCGAAGTCATTACAAGATGAAAGCGATTAGCAGTCTCCACTCTCACCCCAAACGTCTTACCTATAACCTCCTCACTCTTCAAACCGAGCATATTCGTCCAACCAGCAACGAACGTGACATGATCCCCACTCACTAAGTTATGAGCAGTGTAATCACATACGAGACTTCGCTGATCGATTGTCCACGATATCGTAAAGACAGGCGACCCTGTTAATACACTTCCCCGTCTGAGGTCAACGAATAACTCCGTGCCCCATCTAACAGATAGGGTGTTATCAACGCCTCTATGAATATTATCCAGCACTGGTTGAAATGATGCTGACAAATTAAGATCATCGTCAACGACATTTAAGCCTCCTCCGAAGTCTCTGATGATCGTTGATTTAGTAGGAGCCATTACCAAGTCATCCAATCAGTAAATGGACTTGCAGCAGGAGCACCGAATGGGATCGGTCCTCTATTCATCGCCTCTCGTAGCTGTGCTTCTCTCTTCGCAGTAGCCTCCATAAACTTCTTCACGCTATTAGGTGCATCCTCATCATCCGCGAGGTAATTGAAGGCAGTCGCGCAGACTAGTAAATCATCATCGATATACACTTCATCGTTAGGCTGAAATGGCTTTGGCTTCGTCCTATATGTAACACGTACATATCCCTCAGTCTCTATAGGGATGATTTGAAATATGCTATCATCAGGAGTGGATGTGTAGAACTTGCGGAATGTAGCTGCATTATAATGAGAAGGAAGCGAAGGAAGAGGTGTCCCTTCCTCCTGCAACCATATAAACCTGATATCGTCTATTCGCTTAATCTTGTTTCGCAGGTCTTCTGTGACCCGTCCATCTATACCATTAAGAGTAAACATCGCCCTATTAGTTGTATACCGCGGCCACCAATAGTGATCGAAGAATACATTAAACTGTCTCTGCATTATAGCTGCGAGCACATCCTCGCTATACTGCTGAACAGAGATACCGGGTTCTTGTCGTAATTCAATGAGCGTCTTACGAATGAGTTCTGCAAACGTCGTCATACTCACCTCCAAGAATAACGGGACCGCTTACACGTATAAGCGATCCCATTACAACTTAACCTGCGAAGTGAGCGATACCATAGAGTTCAGTCAAGTCAGCGAGGCCAATGATAGCGAATGTCTTCACGTTGTTGGAGGCAGACGAGAAGTCAACGCTACCACGAGGATCACTGCTACCAGCAGTCTGAGCAACAGCATTAGATGCACCAGCGACAAACGTTCCCGCAGTTGCAGCAACACCGTCCTCAAGCCAATTCTGCACCGCTACTGTACGATACGGCACACCGAGAACATCCGTAAAGCCGATGTTAACAGTAGTAGCTGCACCGTTAGGAGCAGTCCACGTCAAGAGATCGAGACTGCGATAAATCTTCAGTGAGTTAACCGCAGTCGCTCCATTGAGTGTAAGTGTCTCGCGAATAGGCTGCCCCATATAATCGCGACCAAGAATGGTAACGACGTTTGCAGCAGTGGCGAGTGAGACGAACGAAAGCTGGCGACCAAATGGCCCCATCTTCGAACGATAGTCAGCAGCGAAGACGTTACTAGAACCAGCAACGCCCCAATTTCCACCAGCGAGAATTGCGTTCGCGCTGAGAGCAGGCACCGCACCATAGTCAGCACGATACTCACCAGTCACATAGTCAATATCCGCACTGAACTGCGCGTCCGGTACGTACATATTAACTTGCTGGTTCCACGTATCAAAGTGCTGAGAGTTTACACCTTGCGCCATTAGTTGTCTCCCTTCTTCTTAGGAAGCGGACGTTGGACTGCCCCAACTACATCGCTCGTTTCAAGATCGATGAGTTCAACATATTCGGGATCACCAACGAGACGCTCTACTTCTGTACGGGTTCTCACACGGATAGAGTGGCCTTTCGGAAACTTGAGGATAAACGACGAAGGCTCCTCAATCTCCTTATATTCGAACGTGCGCTTCGTCTTGTCATAAGTAGCGACACGTCTCTTATACGGCCCACCTTCTTCCACCAGGAATTTAGGTACGGGCTTATCGACTCGACTTTGTACTGCTTGTGCCATCTATCTCACTCGTTAATGAGAACGGCATGTGTGCGGTATGCCTTCCAAAGACAGAACTGTCCTTGCCACACAACACGCGATCCGTTTGCGTCAACATTCCACGGCGCGGTAAGATCCTTCACCTTCATGTTCACGTGTTTAAGAACGTGAAGGCGTAGATATTTAGAGTTGATGAAGTATGCCTTATTCACAGGACAGTCTTCATCGTACATCATCGGCACTGATTGATGGCTGACACCTTTGAAACCAAGGTCCATCATCTTCTTGCCGCTGTTGCTCTCACCAAGATTAATGGTGATCTTGTCTCTGACCGCAGCACGATAGATGCGATACAGGTTACGTCCACAAAGAATGATATCGGGCTTCTCACCTTTAACAGTGAGGTCCATCAGCACGTCATCGAACGCCTCTTCAATGTTGGTAGAGTCAATACCGCCTACATTGAAGTCATAAGATGAAGTGCGCCACTGAGGTTCAGCAGCACGATTAAGACCAGCCAACGTTCCAGTAGTTGGATCGTCCGGTATAAGAGACGCCAAACCAAGTGGATCAGTACCACCACCCGCAGCATAGAGATAAGCGGAGAACTGTTCCTTGATGCTCTCCTCAAGCACTTCCATCTTCGCTTTCATCAGCTTGAAGATTTGTGCTCGTCCTCGGTTCTCATCTTCCTCTTGTTCGGAGATGATAACCGTACCAGCGAAACGCGACCATCCATAACGAATAGTCGTAAACTCGTTGGTCTGATTTACCGGGAGCGTCTGGTAGTACTCATACGTCCCAACGTTAGGATTACGACCAACGGTGAGAGGATTAGTGATTTCCCAACCGCCATCTTCATATTCGACGCGGTTGGTAGCCATCGCCCACGCTACGAATGCGTTGGATTTAACAGCAGCCATGATCAACTTCCCACGAGACTTCGTGAGAGTTGAACTGAGAACAGTTGCTAATGTTGACATTATCCTTGATACCCTGACTCTTGGAGTGCTTCATCAATGATCGAAGCGTAACTACGATCTGGTGAAGCGACCTCTGTCCTGCGTTCTGTCATCCCGTTACTCGGTGGTCTACCGTTAACAATAGGACGACGACGAGATGCTTGTTGCCTCGGCTGACCACCCTGTTGCATCAATTGAGCAAGTTGGGGGCCTAGTGGACTATTGAAATCAAGTCCATTCCGAAGCGCAAACTCGCGTACTCTAAAGTAGCTCTCAACTTCATTGAGGCCCTGTGTACGCATTAAGTTTGCGATAGCATCCTGATGCGGATCAGCGTCAGGGTATTTAGACAAGAATGTGTTATATCGTGTATGGACTGCCTGAGTGACTCGTTCGTTCTCTGCTCGCTCTTTATTAATCTTGTCAAGAGGAGCTAAACGGTCATCAAGCATCTTCCTAATGGCATCGGTTTGAACAGCACCCATGTTCGAACCGAGTAGTTTATTTAAGTCTACACCTTTAGCTGATGCCTCTGCTAGAACAATCTGCACTAGCTGCGCAGGATTATTCTTGAAGAGCGCCATCATGTCAAGGGCCGCAGCGGTTTCATCGGTGTTTAGACCGAGTTTCGCTGGTGCCCCGTTAAGGAATTGCGCCTCGCTTGCTTGTGCTCTTACTTGTTGTAACTCGCGCTCCTTAGCATCTAATAGTCCACGATAACGTCTATTCTGTTCATCAAGTCTACGACCACGACCAGCAGGAGCAACTATATTGCCGCGAGCATCAATTACATTACCAGCTTGATCATAGCGTACTTGACCCTCATCTTGTTGTCGTAATTGTGTGGGGTCTTGCTGTTGCGGCTGTTGTGGTTGGGTTTCGTCAGCCTCTTGTATATTATCAAAGTCATCTCCACCACCACTACCAGTATCTTCCTCAAGACCCGGAACGTCATTTAGTACTGTATCTTCTACCTCGTTATTGAGGGACTCCCTGCGGGGCGCCATTTGCTTGTCCTCTATTAATTGATGGTTGCTTCGGTGTCGCCGAAGTATTAGCTATCTCAGTTACTCTGTTCTGTTGTCCTTGTTGTACCCTCATCATTATCTCTTCCATCGCCTGTCTGATGGGTACACCTTTCGCCATTGCCGCTCCCAAAGCCTGTTTCGCTTGTGGAGGTAGTTGATTTATCTGTTGTTCGACTTCAGCAAGTTGATCACCACCTTGCTGTGGTTGTTGCTCTTGTTCAGGTTGAAGTTGTTTCTCAATCGATGCTCTTATAAGTGCCCAATCCTCCTCTGTTATAACTATCTCATCAAATGCACGCTCAAATACACGCATCATTACAAGTATGGATGCTGGTACTGCCTTGCCAAATTGACCGAGCACCTGTCCGATCTGAACAGCCTCTTCTTTCTTCGCTCTAGCAGTTGGCTTTAGTGCAGAACCACCTACCATTCTCAATGAGAACTTTGCCTGAAATTCCGAAGGTGCCATAGGTGTCATCGCGCCCCATATCTCACCCATCTTATCTTCAATGAGAGCAGCGACCATTTCAGCCGGCATCTTACTTACACACAACTCTAATAAGGTCGCGCCAACATTACCAATGAAGTCCTCTATCTGGTCAATCTTCTCATCAAGACGTGTCTGTGTCTGACTTTCGTATGACTCGATAGCCTTATTAGTCGTGTTGGTCTTATACTCTACGCCTCTCATTACGTTGGTAACTGATGATACGCGATCGATAGCTTGTAGATACGGTTGCGAGTCGAACAACTGCATAAACTGACCAGATGGAGGAGGTACACTGAATATAAGATCTTGCATCTTCTTTCCATCAGGCACCTTTACTCCAACAGCGCCACCTTTCTCTGCACCACTCAAGAATGCGCTTACAACAGCCGGGTCTTTGATCGCATCGATGTCGTAGAACAGGTTCTTCCTTGTCCATGCGATTGCTCTCCTACGCTCACTCGCTATTTCGTTGATCGCATCTTGTTGATCGAGATAATACATCACCTCAGAACGTGCATAATCACCCTCGGGATCGGTATAAAACTCCAGACACACGACGGGGAAGAAGTTGGTGAGATTGTAAGGGTCGTCCCATACCCATATAGGCCACGACCAGTTCTTATCGTTAAACAGCAACAATCGTCGCGTGACTTTATCATAGACACGCCAGATTTTCGTGTACTTCGCTTTGTCAAATGTTTCTTCATCGTCGTATCCATAGCTGTGATAATCCTTGTGACCGTCTAATAGTGAAAAGTTATTTATCTCCTCGTCATGTCCACCTCCAGACTTCGCATTCAATATATGCGTAGGAGCGTAGATACTTTCCCATTCGTCCTGTTTGTCCTCACTCTTCTTAAAGTAGATTGCCCGTAGTAGGTTAGTAGGAACGAAATCAGCGATCATCAGCCAATTGCAGTCAGTCAGGTCATTATGAGTAGTGGCTGGATCACGTAACACGTCTTTAGGGTGTCTGAACTTACACCACGGACCACTCGGGCTTAATACGTTGATCTTGTCTTCAAGTGCCGCCAAACAACCCTCAATCTCCTCAATCTCATGTAGGTCTTTCGCCTTAGCCAATCTATCGGCCTCAAATTGTATCTCATTGAGTGTTGCCTCGCTACTATCCTCTTTCTCCGTCCATCCTAACTCTAAATACGCAACATTAGTCAGTGTACACATGATGATACACTTACGAGCTTTAGGTTTGAGATTTATTCCAGGAGACACCTTTTTTGCAAATAGCGCATTAACCAATCTCTCGCAGCAAGTCGAGAATAAGGTGGTCTTTTCATCTTGCTTATCATTCGGAGTGAGTTCGACATCGGGGTTTTTGGCGTAGGTAGCTGGTACGAGTGCGGTAGTATTCGCGAATACAACGTTCTCCGTCTCAATATGTTCATCACTAACTCCTGTACCCTTACGAGACATCCTCGATACGTTAGGACTGCCTTCGACGTTACTATGAGTTACCTGATCATTGTTGTAGTACCTAATACATTCATCCCATGCGTCAGCTATACCCTCATTCTTCAATTTCGCCTTCGCCTGATCACGTCTCGCCTTCCACAATTTCCCCATTTGCTTCGATACAGGTATCTTAGTATCCTGCATCACCTTATAAGACGGTGAGTATTCCTCTTTACCCTTTGCAGGCTTAATCCCACCTTCAGTGAGACTTTCGCTAATAGCTGCATAATCCTGTTCTTCAGCCATTACACAATCTCACTCATTTGTTGCGTCCGTTCCCTGCCGTGACGCCATTTCCTAGAGCCGCGAACGATAGGCTCACTCTCCATCCACTGCAAGTATCCAACGACCTCATTCCTTCGTGGATCAGGTCGAGCGATAGCCTCTAGTTTAGTGAGCATGTACTTGGTTGTATCCATCGCATGATCATTGCGATCTGTTGGCCTATCGTCTCGCTCACCTTTACTATCTTTATCCCAATAGTATCCACCAACCTCGTCAATCCACCAATCTAAATTCCTAGATACGAAAAGATGAGGGGCAGCAAACTCAGTAGTAAAAGGATTACGGTGGAAACGGCTAATAGTGAGATAACTTCCCACCTTGACAATCCCGCCCAATACATCGTTATTACCACGACGCATAGGGACACCCAAATTAGCGAATTGTGAAGCCACAGTTTCATTTACATTACCACTGTTACCACCATATCGCTTGAAGATGTTCGGATCGGCCCAACACTCCTGATCCTGCGGCATTCCCCATCTATGTCTGATCAATCTGATTTGTTCTGCTTGCTCTAATATACCCATCTCGCGCTTATAGAAACCATCCACTAAAATCACATTCCCATCATCATCAACAAAGCCGATAAGATAGCACGTGGGGACAGCGATACCGAAGTCATAGCCATCTATAAGAGGAACAAGGTATCCGTCATCAATAAGTCTATTCCACAGGCGCAGTATGTCAGTGTGTTCGACGCTGTGTGTTATATCATTATACTGCGGATACACCAGACCTTCATATGCGGCCCACTTACCCAACAAGAAGCGATCCTTCATCTGTCCAGTATACGTACTCTCTAAACCTTGGATAACATCAGGCTCTAGTACGTGGGCATTCTCATACGTACTACCCTCAATTACATCTAACAATAGTTGCACTTCTCCACTCTTAGTTTTAACAGGCGTCCCGTCTTTATCTCTTAATACGATTAAATCATTCGACACTATTCCTCGTTCCTTATACATATGATACGGGTGGACAAGTTTCTTATATACCCAATTACGTGTCGGATTACAGGTGAGGATCATCATTCTCGGACCTGTATGTGGCATTGACTCATCATCACCGATATACGGCGTTGATCCACGTAGACGGCCCATCAGATCTAAGAAGTCCTTATGTACGATTTCAGGGTCTTCAATCTGATCCACTACAATCCAATCGTAAGTCGCGCTGAGTAGGTTCGATGTAGCTGCTTCGTCCCCTCTCGATTGCTGCTGCATATAGCGGAAGTTTATAGTTGTACCATTCTTTAGTGTACACATGTTGCTTGAGTTTTGTCCGAGTGGGAAGTTCTTTATCCATTGCTTCGGACACCATTTGATAAACTCCTTACGTAGAGTATCATTAAGTTTAGGATAAGTTGCACGAGCCATAAGCCCATTTGAACCCGGATAATCACGGGCAAATTTGAGTGCTTCAATACAGGCACTAGCAGTCTTCCCGTTAGCAAAGCCGCCACCAAGAACTCGTATCTTAGCACGCGACTTGAAGAAACGGTCATTCAGTCCATCTTCTTTTACGATGTAGTTAGTCATGCATGTACCATAAACCCAAACACCTTCCATCCGAGTAGGAATAGAAGGATGTACAACAACCAATCCCATCCCCATGCGAATGAGGAAAACGAAGGATGCTGTCTAGCAAGTCCGAATACTAGTACTATTAGCATCAGTACCCAAAAGATAAGACCGATTGGCATTGTTACCTCCTCACACCACACCTCTGTGCTTCTAGCATATTCCTCGCAAGTCTACGGCAACTGACTTCCGCATTGATTGCATCGATCTCCGCTCTTGTGTAAATCTCAGGAGGTCGAGTAACTACAACTGCGTCAGGTACTCCATATAATGCAGCAGCGTAGGGATCAATACCACGACCAGTGTAGCCACCGTAACCAAATGGACTAATCGATGCACATCCACCTAGTAATAATGCAAGTATGATAGGTCGCGCTAATACAATCATTAACGTCCTCTCCTCATCGCCTCCATCATTGCCATTTGTAATTCGGGTGATTGTTGCTGTTGTTTTGGTGGTTGCGGTGATACTCCGCGCGACGAAGAGTCGCGGACGAACTTCTTAGCAACCTGTTTCGGTATCCCAATCGTAGACTTACCAGATGCCGCAGCGTACATCGCTTTACGCTGTTTGTCGCTTTTCATTGGCATGATCTTGTCCATTCGTATGTTG